TATCCTGCGCCTTGATAATTTTTATACTCTATTTCGCCGCCAACATCTTCCCAAGCACGTTCTTTGATATGCAGTTTACTAACAAAACTGGCATCGGCTAGTCTAGTGGTGTCCATTTCTAGGCCTGAAATATAACAGGCAATTCTAGGCACAGTGGACATTTTGTTTTCACTGTTGTCTTTGATAATGCTGGCCACTTGTCTAGTCATATCTCCGTACATCACAGGCACATGACTTAGTGTGCCGTCACCGGCCTTGTATTTAAATCCTATGAACACACGCATAAACTGTGTGACATAGCGTCTTATCTGACCGTCATAAAAATAATCCATTACTCGTCTGCCTTTGGTCTAAGCGCCTTTGATAGGCTTTGTTTTTCTTTGACTGTATGTCCATTAATTCTAGCTTCTGCAGGGTTATTAATGAAACTGGTCTTTTGTGTTATTCTTACATCTTTATCTAAGAACACATCGTTGGGAGAGCCGCCAGCTACTACGTCCTCGTAGCCCATGTTGCTCATTGTCATTCTATTTACATCCTCTACTTTTACCCAACGCTTGCCATTGTATCTAAACAACCTCTTAGGTAGATAGTCTGTTCTTAAACAAAATTGTCCAATAGCCGGTGAGATAGGGAATGTTATTCCTGCGGTAAACGGTGCACCGTTAGGCGGTATGCCATCGCCATCGCCGATCATAGGACCGTTATACTCTGGGCTTTGGTAAATGGTACTAGCTGTGGCACCTACATATATGGGCTTATTGTCTGCATCAAATAATAAATTGCCTTCTGCGTCTGTGGCCTGTGTTTGAAAGCTGGCCAATGATTCAGTATTCGAAGCATCTACTAGCTCAACTCTACCGTCTGTACCTGTCTGTATCATATAATGACGTGTAGTATCATAGCCGCTCTTTGGCGCATCTGCATCTGCTTGATCAAGAACTGCCTGAGTGATCTGCATTTCTTTTTCGTAAGTTGACATGATGTCACGTAAGGTAGTGTTAGTGTCAACTCCCGTGTCGTCGGCAAGCCCATTGAGAATATCTTTAAATTCTTGACTGTCTACTAGCGGTTTGCATTTTGCACGATATAGATGCGGATACCAAGTGACTGAAAAACCTTCAGCTGCTCGATTAACTTCCTCAACCACAAAGAAACGCTTCAATGCAAACTGTAAATCGTTAAGAGCATACTCGTCTTTTAGGTGCGGCAATTCGATAACATCGCCTGAAATAATCTTACGACCTAATTTTTCCACAGTGTCATTGATATGAAATGTGATAAAGATTGTGTCGTTTTGTAAAAATAAACCAAATTGACTTAGGTTAAAATCAATGTCTTGCAGGCTGTATACACCTCGCAATTGATAGATATCGGGATCATACTTGCGATCACGGTTTTCCAAGAACAGTAGATCTTGAATGTTGCTGGCGCTGTCACCTAGATAAGAGGGGGTACTTGGCGTATTTTCAGTATTGGCTCCTGGCCCTATATACTTGTGAACCAGCACATCAGTGCCGCCGACCTGGAACATTTCCCAGGCGGTTTTATCTATAAATTTGTAGTCATTGCCCTTTTCGGGCCGGTATAAACTGAGTCTTGGCATAGTAGTATATTTACCGCTACGATAAATAACAGTATGAGCCAAATTGATCAATCCAAACAAAGCGTTTACGACTACTGTAAAGCCATGCTGGGCGACGGCATGATTGACATAGAACTAGATCCCATACACTATGAAACTGCCCTAAATCGCAGTTTGGGTGTTTTCCGCCAACGTTCAGATAATGCTGTGGAAGAAAGCTATTTGTTTTTGACACTACAGCAAGATCAAAACGATTATATTTTACCCAAAGAAGTTCAACAGGTACGACAGATTTATCGAAGAAGTGTTGGATCACGCAGTGGCAATGGATCCGGTGGTACAGTGTTTGAACCGTTCAACATGGCCTATACAAATACTTATTTGTTGTCATCCACAAATATGGGCGGCCTATTGACCTACGAATTGTTTGCACAGTATCAAGAACTAGTGGGCAAAATGTTTGGAAGTTTTATTAACTTTACATGGCATCCACAAAGTCGCAAGTTAACTATTATGCAACGTCCTAGAGGATTTGAAGAAGTCATGATACAGGTTTATAATACTAAACCAGATTTTGCTATCATTGAAGATACCTATGCAGGGCAGTGGATTAAAGATTACACACTGGCCAATTGTAAAATGATGCTAGGTCAGGCACGTGAAAAATTTGCTCAAATTGCAGGGCCCGGAGGCGGTAGCAGCCTAAATGGCGCAGCAATGAAATCAGAAGCCACAGCCGACCTAGAAAGATTAACTAAAGAATTAGAAACACTAGTTTCTGGCGGATCTGGTTATACATTTATAATTGGTTAAAAAAGTTTGACCTTGCAATAAATTTGTAGTATAATGTTTCTAATAGGAGACATTTATGATTATAGGTATATGCGGGTTTATTGGCAGCGGTAAGGACACAGTCGCTGACTATCTAGTTAACTTTCACGAATTTAGACGCGAGTCATTTGCTAACACACTCAAAGATGCAGTGAGTTCAGTATTTGGCTGGGACAGGACCATGCTTGAAGGCCGTACTAAAGAAGCCCGAGAATGGCGAGAACAAGTAGATCCATGGTGGGCAGCTAGACTAGACATGCCTACATTAACTCCCCGTTGGGTCCTACAATACTGGGGCACCGAAGTATGCCGCAAAAGTTTTCACGACGACATCTGGATTGCTTCATTAGAAAACAAACTGCGCAACAGTAAAGATCATGTGGTAATATCAGATTGCAGATTTCCTAACGAAATTAAAAGTATTAAAGATGCAGGCGGCCAGATTATTTGGGTACAGCGAGGCCAACTACCTGATTGGTACGATACTGCCATAGCAGCAAATCAAGGTCATAACTGGGCATTTCAAGATTTAAAAATGAGAAAGATTCATGCTAGCGAAACTGCTTGGGTAGGAACTGATTTTGATGTTGTGCTAGATAATAATAGCACTATTGATGATTTATATTCGCAAACAAAGCGATTAGTAGTCAGCGATGAGATCTCCTTGCCTCCACATTATTCCGTCCTTGCTTAATACACTGACACAGTTAGCACATACTGTTTTTAAATTGCTATGGCGGCAATTGTCTAGATTACCATCAACATGAAATACTCTAAACACTTCAGAGTGTGTTGATCTAAATCCGCATTTGTCGCATTGCTGTTTCATCCTATACCCTGCTCTAAACCAGCGGGGTATTCCATGATTGACTCCGTGTGCCATGCAGATTTCACACAATGATCTATAATAGATCTTGTCGTTCTTTTTATAGTTAACAGCACGGGGTCTTTGCCCGCACCTACAAAGCGGTCTCATAAAACTATTTACACCTTTTTAACCCCTTTTTCGTCTAGTATAACAGGCCAATTTTAGTCGTAGCCGCTAAATACATTGAGCAACTATTACCAGGAGAAAATGGGATGGCACTACAATCACCAGGCGTACAAGTTACGGTAATCGACGAGAGTTTTTATACACCAGCTGAGCCTGGCACAACCCCTCTTATCGTTATTGCAACCGCAGAAAATAAATCAAATGCAGCAGGCACAGGCACTGCTGCTGGAACAACACAAGCAAATACTGGCAAGGTATTTAAAATCACCAGTCAACGAGAACTTGTTGATACTTATGGTGTTCCGTTCTTTGAAAAGACAGCTTCTTCAAGCCCAATACACGGTGGCGAAAGAAACGAATACGGACTACTAGCAGCATACAGCTTCTTAGGAGTAAGTAATTCAGCATTTATCGTTCGTGCAGATGTAAATCTAGACGAACTACAGGGTCAAACAGCAGCTCCGGGAGCAGAACCAATTGACGGAGCATGGTGGGTAGATACACTAGCAACATCATGGGGTATCCAGGAATGGAACGGTGCAGGTGCTGATACAACAGGCGGTCAGAAATTTGCATTGAAGACCCCGATTGTGCTAACAGACGATGACGAGTCTAAAATTGAAGCAAATGCTCCACGTGGATCAGTTGGTTCGATTGGCGATTATGCAATCGTATTTCAAACAGTACTAGGCACTGGATCTTATACAGCTAGTAGAGAACTAGCCACACTATGGTTTAAGTCAGCAGGTGGTACATACGCATCTGGCTCATCTGTAGTTGCAGGACAGTGGGTGTTAGTTGGTAGCCCAGAGTGGAAAGCCAGCTGGCCTACTATTTCTAGCACAACTACTACTGCATTTGTATCAGGCGGAAACATTGTTCTAAACGGAAACACTATCAGTGTTGCTCCAGGAACCACTAGAGCTGCACTAGCATCAAGCATCAGCAGTCTAGGAGCATCACAAGGAATTAGTGCAAAAGCAGTTGGCGGCGTGTTGCAAGTTTATTCAGACGGTGAAGATTCAAGCTCATCTGATTCAACATCAACATCCAAAGGAATTCTAGTTATCAGTGGAACTGGTGATGTATTAACAGCACTAGGTATTACCGCAGGCGATTACTATCCTCCTTCACTACAGCAAACTCCACACACCATAGTTCCAACATGGAAAACATCAAGTTTAACTCCTCGCCCAACTGGTTCAGTCTGGATCAAGGCAACTGAGCCTAACTATGGTGCTCGTTGGATTGTCAAGCGTTGGAACTCTGCAACTAAGACATGGGTTGAATACAGCGCACCATTACATGCTACTACAGAAGCAGCACTATATTATCTAGATCGAAGCGGTGGCGGTCAAAATATTGCCTCAGGCAGTATATTTGTACAAACAAATGCAGACCAAGAACTAGGTCAAGATGCCACTGCTAAGTTCCGTGTATGGAAGAAAAAGTCTTCAGGCGCAACAGTAATTACTTCAGCAATCATTGATGACGCAACTTTACCGGCTTCATCATACACATTTACCATTGCTGAATCATTGGCTGGTGAACTATCACTAGGTAGCGACACAACAATTAGCTTTACAGCAACTGCCGGCGTTGGATCAGGCGTTGTTGATGCTAACCGAATTGCTACTGCAATTAACGCAGCAGCATTAACTCATGTTGTAGCGGAAGTGACAGCTGATAACGAATTACAGATCACACACCGAGCTGGTGGTGACATTCACTTTACCGACGGCACAGGAACACCATTGGTAGACATTTTCACAGTGTTTAATACTAGCACAAGCGAAGGAACTACTAATTTTTATTCATTAACAGATCTTGCACCAGCTGATCCCCATGATTATATTGCTACTAACTGGACTCCGTTAGCAGCAGATGAACTAAGATTTAATGCTACTGGAAACGAGCCATTGGCAGAGCCACAAGATGGCCAGCTATGGTATAACCCAGCATTTGATCAAGTTGACATGATGATACACAACGGTGAAATTTGGGTAGGATATAGAACTGCTACAAGTCCATATTTTGCCAGCGCAGCAGACGACAAAACAGATCCAAATGGTCCAATTGTTGCTGCCAGCATGCCAACAACACAAAGCGACAGCACACCATTGAGAAACGGTGACTTATGGATTAGTACTGCTGATCTAGAAAACTTCCCAACTATCTATAGATTCAATACAGATGGCGGTGGCACAATTTCTGAGAAATGGCAGTTGGTTGATAAGACCGATCAAACCACAGAAGAAGGTGTTCTATTTGCCGATGCACGTTATGGTATCAGCGGTGCTACTGGTAATACAGCAGCTACTATTAAAGAATTGCTAGCATCTAACTACGTTGACTTTGATTGTCCAGCTCCAGCACTATATCCAAAAGGTATGATGTTATGGAACCTACGTAGAAGCGGTGGTAATGTCAAGCGTTATGCAAACGGCTATATTGATACCGCTGCTAAGAATGTGCGTTATCAAGCACAGTTTAACGATGTAGGCGACAGTCCAGTACTAGGTGACGGACAAAATCTATACGACACAGATCGTTGGGTCACAGCTTCACCTAACAACGAAGACGGGTCAGGCAGCTTTGGACGTAAAGCTCAACGTGCTCTAATTGTTCAGAAACTAAAGAGTGTGATCGACACAAGTTCTGAAGCTAGAGACGAAGAGCGTAGAAACTTTAATTTGATTGCTTGCCCTGGTTATCCAGAAGCATACAGCAATTTGATCAACTTGAATCTAGATCGTGGCATGACAGCATTTGTACTAGGTGATACACCATTACGCTTGCCTGCAGATGCAACAAGCCTAACAGCTTGGGGTACTAACGCAAATGGCGCACTAGACAACGGTGATACAGGTATTGTCAGCTACGACGAATACTCAGCAGTTTATTATCCAAACGGATTTACCACAGACTTAGGTGGTGCTAACGCAGTTGTTCCAGCTACACACATGATGTTGCGTACAATTGCTCTAAGCGATCAAGTTAGCTATCCATGGTTTGCTCCAGCTGGAACAAGACGCGGTGGTATTACTAACGCAACAGCAGTTGGTTATATTGATGCAGCAACAGGAGAATTCCAGTCAGTTGCATTGAACGAAGGACAACGCGATACATTGTATGATCTAAAAGTTAATCCAATTCCATTCTTTGTTGGAGTAGGACTAGTTGCATATGGTCAAAAGACTCGTGCAAGAAATGCATCAGCATTAGATCGTATTAACGTGGCACGTCTAACTGTGTATCTACGTAGCCAGTTAACTAAACTAGCTCGTCCGTATATCTTTGAACCGAACGACAAGATCACTAGAGATGAAATTAAAGGCGCTGTTGAGAGTCTATTGATAGAATTGGTAGGTTTACGTGCTCTATACGACTTTGCAGTAGTCTGCGACGAGTCAAACAACACACCGGCAAGAATCGATCGCAACGAGCTATATGTAGATATTGCTATTGAGCCAGTAAAAGCAATAGAATTTATTTACATTCCATTGCGTATTAAGAATACAGGAGAGATTTAAAATGGCACTAACTTCCTTAAATAGAATTTCAGTCCCTACTTCAAACGGCACTAGCGGCACCGCGCTGCTAATGCCAAAACTAAAATATCGCTTCAGAGTGATATTGTTAGGTTTCGGTGTTGAAGCTAGTACAGAATTAACCAAACAGGTTTCCGACGTCACTAGACCAACAGTGACTTTTGAAGAAATGACTATTGAAATATACAACTCAAAAGTCAAGCTAGCCGGTAAGCCATCATGGGGCGATATAACATTGAATCTACGTGATGATGCCAACGGTCAAGTACAAAAGATTGTTGGACAACAGATCCAGAAACAATTCGACTTCATGGAACAGGCTTCTGCACGTTCTGGTATTGATTACAAATATCAAATGAACATTGAAATGTTAGATGGCGGCAATGGAACCCTTGAGCCAAATATCCTTGAGAAGTGGGAACTATATGGTTGCTACGTGTCTGAAGTGAACTACGGTGAAGCAAACTATGGATCTAACGAGCCAATGACTGTTGCACTAACTATCAAATACGATAACGCTGTTCAGTTCTCAGGTGCTAGTGGTACAGGTCCTGAGCGTGGTATTGGAGCAGTAGTTGGAAGAACTATTGGCGAGGCAGTAACAGGTCGCGGTTAATAAGTTTTTATTATCTAAAAACCCGGGATTAATTTCCGGGTTTTTTTACGGCTAAATAATTGTATGTCAAATGTATTCACTCGATTTCTTAAAGGCGTAGGTGACGGTCTTTTAACACCTAAGGGCGGCCTCGCCGATTGGCGCCATGCTAGTAGGCTGTTTATAGGCAACGGCTATAGGCTCATGCCTCGTAGCAAGTTCATGTTTTATGTTAGATTTGAGATTCGTAAAGGTGTTGTAACATCCCCAACATTTACCAACACACATGCTGATGAAATCGGATATCTAATTAAAAGTACAGACTTACCAAAATATAAATTTGAAACAGTCACTAAAAATCAATACAATAGAAAACACATAATCTACAAAAATTTTACCTACGAAGGTATCTCTATGAAGTTCCATGATGATACTGCCGGAGTAATAAATGCGTTGTGGGCTTTGTACATGGGAACCTATGTGCAGGATAGATTTAATCCTGAAGCAGCTTTTAGCAAAACTAATTTAAATGCTACCGGAACAGCGTTTGAAGGATTTAGATACAGCTTAGATAAACAGGGAAAAAATTTAGACTTCTTTGAATCTATTACCATTTACACAATGAGTCGACGTAGATTTTTAAGTTACAAGCTGATTAATCCCAAGATAACAAGTTGGCAACATGGCGATGCTGGATACTCTGCTGCTGAATTCAATGAAACAACAATGAATATAGAATATGAGTCTGTGGTGTACGGTACCGGGAATGTTGCTAGAAATACACCTAAAGGATTTGCAAACTTATACTATGACAACGTACCAAGTCCGTTAACTGTTCAAGGTGGCGGCACAGCTACACTACTAGGTGAAGGCGGAGTGCTAGACGGTCTTGAAAGTATCTTTGGAAATGTTGCAGGCGGGTCAGCATTTGGCAGTGTTGGTGGATTTTTAGGCACAGCAATAGCCGCGGTGAATACTGCAAGAAATATTGGTAGATTAAGCGGAGCCGGCCTTAGGTCTGAAGCAGTAAATATATTAAGCAGCCCGGCAGCAATCGGTGGAATTGTTAATTCTGTCGGTGGTGTGATTGGCTCAGTGTTTCCTAGAAACAATGGTGGAAACAACGACACTCAAGCAACTCGAAGATCAATAATACCAGGGAGTGGAGTCTAATGCCAAGTTTACCAACTCCAATTAAAGAAGATAGTGCTGCTGGCACAAAATTATTTTTCGATAGATACGGTGAAACCCCATTAGAGTTTAGTGCCAACGAGGTCACTGCCGCCATTGCATTTTTTCAAAGTCGTGGCTTCGAAAACGAAGCAGCATTAGTGACTGCTCAAGTTCTACTAAAACAGGCAAAGTTAGATAATGTTCCTGTTTTTAAAATTATAGACACATTGAAAACTTTTAACGGAGTTCAAATTAGTGCTATTGTTGCAGAAATATTAAATAACAATAGAAATGCAGCCAGCACACTGGGCTACAGGACTGACCTAGTTGAAAAACAAAATCAAACTAGAAACATTTTTGCCTAATGCCTAAATTTGCTCAAGGTCGTTTTGAAATGAAAAATGTCGACAAGTATGTCGGCCTAAAAACACCGTTGGCTCGCAGCTCATGGGAATTCATCTTTATGAAAATGCTAGATGAGCACCCTGGCGTTGAAAAGTGGGCCAGCGAAAGCATTCAGATTCCCTATAGAGATCCACTTACTGGCAAGTATACAATATATGTTCCTGATTTCTTTATTACCTATGTAGATAAAAACGGCAAAAAACATGCAGAAGTTGTAGAAGTAAAACCAGCCAGTCAAACCTTTATAGAACAAGTGGGCAAAAGTCAATACAACCAACAGCAGTACGTTAAAAATATGGCCAAATGGGAAGCTGCGGCAGCATGGTGTAAACAACAGGGCATTCGATTCCGTATAGTCAATGAGGGTGATATTTTCCATCAAGGTTCAAAACGTAGATAAGTAATGTATGACTAAAAAATTAGAAGAGCTTTTTAATTTAGAAGAATCTAATTCTGCAAAGGAAACAGCTCCTGCTGAAGTTAAAATCGATCATACCGAAGTCCGCAGCCTAGATGACAGCTACAAAGCGGTGGCTGAAATTACCCGCAGTTTACCACAAGTAAAAGAGCTAGACGAACTTAACGATCATGAACTAGATAATCTAGCATCAAAAGCTGAACAGGCCTATGATGATCTAATGGATCTAGGCATGAATGTAGAAGTTAGGTATAGCAGTCGTATTTTTGAAGTGGCCAGCTCAATGTTAGGACATGCTATTACTGCTAAGTCTAATAAAATTGAGAAAAAACTCAAGGCCATTGACATGCAGATGAAGAAATACAAGATCGATAAAGATAACAACGAAGACCCAAATGATGTGATTAACGGTGCAGGTTATGTGCTTTTAGACCGCAACGAGATGATCAAGAAACTGGGTGGAAAAGCATAAATACTACTATGAAAACTTTCAAAGAATATCTTGCCGAAGGCAAAAAGTCATACAGCTTTAAGATCAAAGTTGCCGGCGACTTGCCAGAAGATTTCCAGTCTAACTTGAAAACGTCTCTAGACAGATGTAAAGTTATGAAAATGGAAAAAATCAGCACAACGCCAATCCAAGCAGTTCCTATGGATTTTCCTACAATGAAAAACTGTGAAGTTCATGTGTTTGAAGTTGCTTGTGAATATCCTATCACTTCACCTGAAATCAGCAGTGATATCAAGAGCATGGGACTAGATGAAACTTGTTTTAGAGTAAGAGGCAGCAACGAATCTTCTGAAACTGAACAGGGTGAAACAGAAATTTTAAATACTGACGGACTATTAACAGACAGCCAGTACAAAGAAGGCACCAATGTCAAGCACAAAGATTTCTTTGGCGATGACTTTAACAAGAGTTTTTTGAAAGATTTAAGCAAGGTTGCTAAACAACAAAAGAAAGACAACGGTCAGACAGAATATAAACTGCCTAAGACTAAAATTGATAAGACAGGCGTGAAGAGCGCTCTAGGGAGTTAATATGAATTTCAATGAATTAATGCAAAGAATGCGCGAGTTAGATGCTCCTGCTCAGCCCGCAGTAGAAGCCTGTGGAGATCCAATGGGAATGCCCCCTCCAAGTATCCCTAGCAAGCCAGATACACCACCACCAAGCATGAGTGTAAACCTCAATGCACAAGGTATGGACAATATTGCTGAATTAATGAAGTTGATGACCAAGGTCAATCCAGACATGATCAACCAACCAGCTCCGATGAGTATGCCTCCTATCAGTGCTGAACCAAGCATCATGAGCATTAAGCCTCCAATGCCCGGCATTGGTGATCTAGGCAATCTAGATACAGGACCATTAAAAATGTTGCCCGACCTAGACAAAGACGAACCACACAGCGAGCCTGATGCAGATAACATGGGCGGACCTAGCGATAACGATTCAGATAACAAGCCTCCTATGGGTGACCTAGACAGTGACGACAAAGGGGTCGATGCTATCCAGAAAGCTATGGGTGATAATGACGGCGATGGCGATCATGACATGGACGATCATGACATGGAAAAAGACGACGAAGAAGACCGTAAGAAAGACAAGGAAGAAGCGTTTGGCAATGCACCAGCAGGTGCATCCGGTCAAGAATATCATGACATTGATGCTGCTATTCCAAACGGCAATGATCTAAATAGATCTAAGAAAAGCTTCAGCGGTAAACCATATCGCGGTGATAATCCGATGGCAGCTGGCGCTTATGAAAGCAAAGAAGAGCTACGTGCAAGTATCAAAGAAGAACTACGTAGACGTTTGTCAGAAGCAAAAGCAAAATAATTGTAATGCATCAAAACCAAATAGGCTCTTCGGAGCCTATTTTTTTCAGTAAATAACAATATGGCAAAATCACTAGACGGTAATTTAATCAAAAAGGCTCATGCCCCTCAACGATATACTCTTGAGGAAGTCAAGCATCTCGAAGCCTGTATGGATCCTGTCACTGGTCCACTGTATTTTTGTAAAAATTTCCTTAAGATACAACATCCGGTTAGAGGAAGTATACCATTTGTACCCTATGACTATCAAGAAAGACTGATAGATGCCTATCACAACAACAAACAGTGTATTGCTATGTTGCCTCGTCAGATGGGTAAGACCACCTGCGCTACAGGATACTTACTATGGTACACACAGTTTGTGCCGGAAGCACAAGTTCTTATCGCTGCTCACAAATATGAAGGTGCGCAGGACATTATGAATCGTTATCGATTTGGCTACGAAAACTTGCCAGACTTTATTCGTGCAGGTGTGTACAGCTACAATAGAAACACCATTGAATATGACAACGGTGCTCGTATACAGGCAGTGACAACTACAGAAAATACAGGTCGTGGTAAATCTCTTTCATTGATCTATTGCGATGAGTTCGCATTTGTACAACCGCCAGAGAAAGCCAAAGAATTTTGGACTGCATTATCGCCAACATTATCAACCGGCGGTAAGTGTATTATTACATCAACACCCAACTCAGACGAAGATCAGTTTGCTCTTATCTGGACTGAAGCCAACAAACGATTTGATGAGCATGGAAATGAACAAGCATTAGGTACAAATGGATTCCACAGTTTCTTTGCACACTGGGCAGAACATCCTGATCGTGATGATAAATGGGCACAAACAGAACGTGCTAAAATTGGTGAAGAACGCTTTCGTCGTGAATTTGACTGTGAGTTCTTGATCTTTGACGAAACCTTAATCAACGCAGTACGTCTTGCAGAAATGAAAGGAGTAGATCCTATCATGACCATGGGGCAAACACGTTTTTACAAAGATATCGATCCAAGAGCCACTTATCTGGTTTCACTAGATCCTAGTCTAGGCACAGGTGGAGACTACGGCGCTATCCAGGTATTTGAAATGCCCAGCATGGAACAGGTGGCAGAGTGGCGACATAATTTAACCCCTATCCAATCGCAGGTCAAACACCTAAGAGAAATTTGCAAGTACATTCAAGATCGTGGATTAGAAAAAGGCGGAACTCCGCAGCTCTATTACAGCGTTGAAAACAATACACTAGGTGAAGCGGCGCTAATTGTTATCAGCAATCTAGGAGAAGAAAACTTCCCAGGATTGTTCCTTTCTGAGCCTATGCGCAAGGGTCATGTACGTAAATTCAGAAAAGGATTTAACACAACACACAAGACAAAAATCACAGCTTGCAGCCAGGTTAAACACATGTTAGAGACACAAAAAATGAAGATTTATTCAAAACCTCTAATATCTGAACTTAAAACGTTTGTGGCACACGGAGTGGGATTTGGCGCTAAAACAGGCGAACACGATGACCTAGTAAGTGCAATGCTATTGATAATACGCATGGCAGGGGTGCTGTCAGACTGGGATCCTAAGATTTACGAGAAAATGACAGAGAAACTTTCCGAAGACCAAATGCCTATGCCGATATTTGTGTCTAGCGGTTTTTGATAAATATAACTATGGACGCAACAAACAATATAGCCACCGATTTATTCTATAAAATTAGAAGCCGTTTCAAAGGCCTAAAACTAGGCAACGACAGCGGCGCTATCACTATCAATCCCGAAGAAGCAAGATTCTTTGATTTTGATTACATGGAAGGCAAAACAGCAATTGGACATGTTAGTATCAGTCTAGCAGAACAAAATTCATTGAAAGTGTATTTCTCAACAGGAATTACAGAATCAATGGATGCAGGACAGAAAGACAATTGGTATGGGTTCTTGAAAGAATTACGCACCTTTGCAAAACGTAGACTTATGGCATTCGATACCAGAGACATTGCCAAAGACAATCTAGATCAAAGAGATTATGAATTTTTAAGCCAACACAATCAGCCTAAAGATCAATCAAACACAGTAGTTAAACCTGTTGGAGAAAGCATTATGAGTGAAAGCGCACTATACGGATCTAAGACCGTTAGTTATCAAAAGTTAATGGACACACGTCTCATTATCAAACACAGCCAAGCAGTGATGGATGATGCAGCACCTGGTGCTAGATCAAGAAACATTTCTGGACTGTTCGTTGAAAATCAAGACGGCGAGCGGTTTAAGTACCCGTTCATTCACCTAGCAGGAGCTCGTGCCATGCAACGTCACGTGGCCAACGGCGGTGTTCCCTATGATGACATTGGCAAAAGCATTGTGAACATGAGTGAAGAAATTGCACAACTAAAGAGCTTTGGCAACTATGTTGTGCGCAACGACCTAATGAATTCAGACACAAATAATGTTGTAGAAAGATCAGCAGAGCAATTAAACAGATTGCGAGAGCAAATCAAGGCAATGAGCAAGCAAAGCCACTACGAACAATATCGTGAATCATTCCAGGCGCAAACACAAGAAGAAGTTCCTCAAGAATTTGTAGAAGAGTTTACAGAAAAATTCACAGTAAGAAACTTCAAAGAAGATATTAAAAATGTGTTCCCAGTCTTGTACAGACTAATGAAAGAAAGCGACATAGGCTATGACGACATAGTCGCAATGACAACCACAGATCAAGAAGCAATTGAGGATGTTAATCTCGACGAACATAACGAGTTTGATCAATTTGAATCTTGGGTTATGGGGTTAGGCGAAGAATCAGCTATTACTAGCCAAGATCCAGAAGAACAACAAACAGCAAAACAAGAATTACAAGAACTAGTAGGCCAACATTTTTCTGCAGGAGTTGATGGTAGCAATGCCATTGAAAGTTTAAAAGGCATTATTGAAGACCCAACTCTATTCAAGCAGATTAAAGAAGCAGCTAAAGAAGATCCAGATACATGTGTTCGTGGCCTAGTGAAAGATTGGTTAGAAGCAAATGCGCCCGAAGCATTAGAAGGTTTAGATTTTGGCGACTATCAAGAAGAACCAGCAGCAGGCGAAGAACTTGCTCCTGAAGAAGTTCCTCAAGAAGCAGCAGATGGTCCTAACAAAAGCGATGTCCCCGCATATCTACGCAAACAAAAAGGCGAAGATCCAATGACGTTAAAAGATCTTGAAGATGAAAAAACTAAATCGCCAACAAGCTCCGCAGGCCTCGCAAGACGTAAACAAGAACTTGGCATGGAAGATCAAAAACAGCAGTCAGTCAGCATTCAAGAATTGGCAGAATTTATTCACACATTTTATGATCGTCAATCAGGCACATTTCCTAAAGGCCCAGAAGGCGTTGCTATTATGGTAGGCAAGAAGTTTGGCGAACAGGCAGAACAAGTTGCTCGTAAAATGGTAGAAAGAATGGCCCCACAACAACAAGACCCACAGATTGCAGAATTGGCACGTATTAAAGAATTAGCAGGCTATTAAGATTGTTCGTAGCAGTTAGAGTCTAGTTAACTCTATTAGATTGGGCACTTAGGTGCCCTTTCTTTTGGCTTTATAAATATGTGTATGAGAAAGCTCAATATCTTTTTTAGTCTAGCACCGGCACCCGTGTTTCTAATAGGAGCAGCGGTCAGCTATGCATACTCATATCACAACATTTGCGGCACATTTACTTTAGAAATGCCTATCATGTGGTTGATTATGGCAGCGGCACACATCAGTCCTTGGCTCATGTGGTGGCAACAGAGAAAGTTTCAAAAATTCCAAACTCGTCCTGATAAACAGCAGTGATAGTGTCCGTCCAGGACTGCTAATATATCTTTATATAAATTCCACAATCTATCCGGATATTGTTCATAGTAGCCTGAATCAATATAGCCTATGTCATAGGCCTTTACTGTGCCATACGGACCACGTATGTACATGTTTGTAATAATACCGTGATTTGATTCGCCCAGTAGTTCCTGAGCAAAAAATAGTTGGGAGTCAATGTGTTGCCAATCCATACTGTATATAGTCGCTTTTTCTTTTGGTATCAAATAACACACTATCCAATCCAGGTTGATTATAAAGATCTACCTACGCTTTCAGTGTTGGAAGATTACGAGTCTTTGAAAAAAGAATTGACTCAAACTAGATCAAACGTAGATTCTTAATTGTATCTGTGTTTGGCAAAATAAGTCAAAAAAGTAGCAGATAATCATTGACCTTGCTAAATAAAAAGCGCATAATAATACATGTGCATAAGGCATATAAACATTTTAGGCATAACACAAGGAGGCATTTAAAATGGCATCATTAGCAGAAATTCGTGCGAAACTTCAAGAAGCACAAGCAAAGTCCACAGGACAAGCCACAGGCGGTGGCGACAACGCAATTTACCCACATTGGAACATGCAAGAAGGCAAGGAAGCGGTTATCCGTTTGCTACCCGACGGCAATTCAGCCAACACATTCTTCTGGGTAGAACGTGCAATGATCAAATTGCCGTTCGCAGGCATCAAAGGTGAAACAGACAGTCGTCCAGTGCAGGTACAAGTACCTTGCGTTGAAATGTACAACGACGGTTCAGTTTGCCCAATCTTGTCAGAAGTACGTGGTTGGTTCAAAGACAAGAGTCTAGAAGAAATGGGTCGTAAGTACTGGAAGAAGCGTTCATACATTTTTCAAGGCTTTGTAGTTGAAGATCCTATCAAGGAAGATAAGATTCCAGATAATCCAATCCGCAGATTTATTATCGGCCCACAAATTTATCAAATTATCCGTTCAGCATTGATGGATCCAGAGTTGGAAGAATTGCCAACTGACTACCT